CGTGCCTAAGGAAGTGTTCAACACTATTCACGACACTGAAGAAATTGTCAATATGGCATCAAGTGTGGGCAAGTATTACGATCAACTACACACAATTAATTGTGCAAAAGAATTAGGTAGTCCTCCAGTGTCTGAAGAGCAACACATTCGAGCCATTTGGTTAGCACTAAATGCCAGTTATGCACTAGAAGCATTCCGCTTTATGGTATCGTTCGCTACAAGTTTAGCAATGGTTGAGAATAAAATCTTTATCGGAAATGGTAACATTATCAGTTTAATTTTGCAAGATGAAATTCTACACAAAGAATGGACTGCTTTGCTAATTAATACAGTGGTAAAAGACGATGAACGTTTTCAGCGAGTAAAGATTGAATGTGAAGCTGAAGTGTATTCTATGTATGAAGACGTTATACGCGAAGAAAAAGCATGGGCAGATTATTTGTTTAAGAAAGGTCCTGTGATTGGACTTAATGCAAATATATTGAAAGATTTTGTAGATTATACAGCCGCAGGTGCTTTAAAAGATATTGGTATTAAGTATCAGCGCCCTGCACCAAAAACTACACCCATTCCTTGGTTTAACAAGCATAGCGATACTAGCAAGAAACAAACTGCATTGCAAGAGAACGAATCGACTAATTATGTTATAGGTGTCATGTCAGATGCCGTTGACTATGAAGAATTACCAGAATTATGATGGAGAAATAAATGAAAGCAGTAGTATGGTCAAAATATCATTGCCCATTTTGCGATCAAGCAAAGGCACTACTTACGTTAAAAGGTATTGAATTTGAAGAACGTAAAATTGGCGATGGGTATAGTAAAGAAGATTTATTAGAAGCAGTACCAACAGCACGTACAGTTCCACAGATTTTTTTAGATGATAAATTAATTGGTGGATTCACAGAACTTAAACAATTTTTGAAAGGTTAACATGTTAATTGATAAAGGCGTATCCGTAGGCGAAGTAATTACTCTAAAACTAACATCAGGCGAAGAAATCGTAGCTAAACTGATTGAAGAAAATGATTTACATTATAAACTATCAAGACCAATGGTAATTGGTATGGGGCAACAAGGTCCCGGTCTGATGCCCTACTTGTTCACAGTAGACCCAGACAAAGAAATCAAATTGCAAAAGAAAACTGTCACAGTAGCTGAAGCATCTGATGAAAAATTTGCTAAAACATTTTTAGAACAAACTTCTGGAATTAAACTAGCTTAACATGTCTACTGCATCTCCCTCTATACTTACAACTGTGGAAGAATTTCAAAATTTTACTCAAAGTATAAGTGTAGAGGATGTAGGATTTTTAGAACCAATTGCTGCTACGGTAACTGGTGTTAGTGCAAACTTATCCACAGAGGGATTGACTATAAACTATAGCGGATCTAATGTTACTATTTCCGGAAGATACATCAATATATTCACAGAAAAAACTTTTGAATATCTAACAACTGAACCACAAAAAGAAGTAGATATAACTCCATATCAAGATATACCTCCTAAAATTTACGCTCTTACCCAGTTTAACCCGTCAAAAATTTTAAGTAAAACGATTACTTATACCATAAGTACTACATCAGGATCAGCTTCCGTGACTCAAACTATACAAAATAATTGGGATACTGGTAAAGCTCAAATGGTGCAAGCGTTGTCGAGAGGATCAGTATAATGCCAGCAGTTACAAGATTAGGTGATGGATGTACAGGGCACGGCAGTTGGCCACCAAGGGTAAATGACTCAGCCAGCGACGATGTATTCTGCAATAATATTAAAGTACATAGACAGGGCGATCATTGGGTGACACACTGCAATCCAGAACCTAGTTGCCATGATAGTTCTTTGTCCTCGGGTAGCGGATCTGTTTTTGTAAACAATAAACAAATTGGACGTATTGGCGATCCTATAGGCTGTGGCTCTTCTGTAGCAGCAGGATCTAAAGATGTGTTCGCTGGGGGATAATTGAACGATTTATTTTATGGAATTTTTTCTTGGATTAGGACTGACTATTATTCCAGCCGTACTCGTTTTTGTATTGAGCTGCTGGCTTGGGCTATTTCTATTGGTTGCAGCGTTACTATGGCTCTCACTGTGCCTAGCCCACCTCTTCTCATACTCTACCCGTTTTGGATTACTGGGTGTGCTTTGTACGTTTGGGCTTCTTGGACTCGTAGGAGCTTCGGTATGCTCGCAAATTACCTGTTATTAGTTAGTATTGATGCACTTGGGCTAGTAAGGATGCTAGCACAATAAATATTTGTATCATGCAAATAGTTTATATCCACGGTGCAAGTGCAACCGAAGAAAGTTTCAATTATATTAGGGATCACCTAGATGTTCCTAGTATATCTTTTAACTACGACAGCAGTAACGGCTTTCTTAATAATTTAGAAATATTCAAAGAAAAATTAAAACATCTTGACAATGTGTTTTTTGTAGCACATAGTTTAGGCGGGATTTATTCTCTGCATTTAGCGAATCATTATCCTGATCAAGTAATTGGTGCAGTAACTATTTCTACTCCGTACGGTGGTAGCAGAGAAGCAGATTATGCTAGATACTTCTTACCATTTAGTAGACTAATGAGAGACATTGGTCCTAATAGCGATCCCATGAAAATAGCCTCAAGAATAAAGGTTCAACATCCTTGGACTAATGTAGTAACAACTAGAGGAAAAAGTCCGTTTATTCTTGAACCAAATGATGGAGTAGTTACAATTCAAAGTATGCAACATCACGGTGACGATATGGAATTGATAGAAGTAAATTACAACCATTATGAAGTCGTAATGAGTCCATTAATTGTAGAAATAATAAAATCTAAAATGGGGGAGTTAAAAAATGTCATACAGTGATCAAGTTATAGACCACTACGAAAACCCTAGAAATGTAGGCAAACTAGATAAGGATGATCCTAGAGTAGGAACAGGATTAGTTGGCGCACCTGCTTGCGGTGATGTGCTACAACTTCAAATACGAGTTGACGAAGGGATAATTACAGATGCCAAATTCAAAACTTATGGCTGCGGATCGGCGATTGCAAGTAGTTCGCTGGTTTCGGAATGGGTTAAAGGTAAAACTCTCGAGCAGGCGTCTGCTATTAAAAATACGCAAATCGCGGAGGAGCTTGCGTTACCTCCAGTTAAAATTCACTGTTCAATATTAGCGGAAGATGCAATAAAATCTGCGATTGCTGATTACAAGGCCAAACATAATGTTTGATAATATTTCAGTTACTAATACCGCCGCTAATAAAATTAAACGATATTTAGAAAAAAGAGGAGTAGGTATTGGCATCAAAATTGGTGTTAGGACAACAGGCTGTTCTGGACTAGCCTATACCCTTGAGTATGTTGATGAAGTTGACCCTACAGATCATTTGTTTGAAGATCGAGAAGTTAAAATTTTTGTAAGTCCAAAAAACTTGCCGTATTTGCAAGGAATGGAAATTGATTTTAAACGTCAAGGTCTAAATGAAGGTTTTGAATTTAATAATCCTCAAGCAAGAGATCATTGCGGTTGTGGAGAATCTTTTAGGGTATAAATCATGTGGACTAGAAATAACACAAAAGATTGGTTGTTTCAAATAGAACATAGGTTATATGATTTTGAATATTATTTAAAAATTACCGAAGAATGGTGTGAGGAGCATTGTATTTTTAACGATGCTGCTGTTTTCATGTGCTATGTTATGACATTGGTTTGGGTAAGTCATATGCGTGGCGAAGAGCTTACAAAAAACGAAGTTTTTGAAATTTTAGGATTTGAAGAACACGTTAACGATAATTCTACATTTGAGCTGTCCAAAGATTTACTAAATTTGGACCACGAAGAGCTTTTATCTAAAGTAATCAAAGACCTACCAAATTACTAGACAAAATCAAATTTTTCCTTTAAACTTATATTTTGTTTGTTATTAAAGGAGACTTGATTTGACTATGCACTTACACCATCCCAGTTTGAGCATGACTGGTAAGAAAAAAGGCAAAAAAAAGTTTCGTAATGCAGAACAAGCTCGTTTAACAAGAGAGCTGGAAGAAAGCTGGAATGACCTTAAATCAAAATGGGGAGTTGATCCAAATGTTAAAAAACACCAAAAAAGTGTCAAAAATGACGTTTATCAGCCGAAAATCAACCCCAGATTAGAGGAAAGTCGTAAATATAATAGCCTGGTGACAACATGGGCACCATGCACTAAGAAGCCAAATCCAACCTACACTGGAGATAAAATTATCGGAATTGGCACTATGCATAAGTCTAACGCAGTTCCTATTTTTAGTGACGATGCTGCTAAAGACATTTCTAAGATGCGTAGGTAATAGAGTATAAATTTTTAGCAATTAAAATATTTCTTTTATACTCGAACAATCAAAGGAGAAAAATATGATTAGATTAATTAAAGCTTCGCTTATACTTTTGGCCGCCTTTATGGTTGCTTCTATAGCACAAGTGGCTATAAACTATAAGCTGAATAAAGTTGACGTCTTTCACAAGACCAGTCACATTACAGCAGAAGTACGTAATAAACAGTTAGAGTGTCTAGCTCAAAATATCTATTACGAAGCTGGTTACGAACCTTTTGAAGGAAAGGTAGCAGTTGCACAAGTTACAATGAATAGAGTAAAAAGTGGACAATTCCCATCAGATGTATGTGCAGTAATTCATCAAAGGAATGTTGTTTACAACAAAGTTATTTGCCAGTTTAGTTGGTATTGTAACTCCCCAGCAGTACGTAGGCCAGTTAACCAACCGGCATACAAAGAAAGTTACGAAGTTGCAAAACAAGTATTACTTGAAGGATTTAGACTTCCTAGTCTAAAAACTGCTCTCTACTATCACGCAGATTATGTTGATCCAAAGTGGGGTCGAGAGCGAGTAGCAAAAATTGGTCAACACATTTTTTATAATTAAGGAATCACATGGTAGCCGAACACATTAATAAATTTGTAGAAGTTCTCAAAGAAAATTTAAGCCACTTGTCTGCAGAAGCATTAGGATGGGTAGCAGTAATGATTATTCATCTGTCAACTATTCCTACATTATTGGCTGTACTTACAGGTGTTACAGAAAAGTTTCCTCCTGTAGATCTCTTTCTTTTAACTTGGCTTGGTTTGGTGTTGTTTTTTATCAAAGCTGCTATCCAAAAGGACATGCTGAATGTTGTAACTATCGGCATTGGCTTTTTTGTACAAGCATCTTTGGCCGCTTTGATACTTTTCAAATAACCAAAACTGTTGACTTTTATTAGCCTCTACAGTATAGTATAGCTGTAGAGGTTTTATTTTTTTACACACACTTTGAAAGGCAAAAATGAAAAAGGCACTCGTACTAACAACTCTAGCATTATCACTGACAGCATGTTCTGGAATGAAAGAACTGCGTACTGAAAATATCAGTAAACGTGAAGTACCAGATTGGTATTTGGAACATGCTGATTCCGGTAAAGAAATGGACGGTTTCAAATTCTGGGATCGAAAAGGTTATTTTTATGCTGTAGCAGAAGACGTTAGCCCATCGATGGAAATGGCTATGAAGAAAGCTACACTCAAAGCTAAAGCAAAGTTGATTGATCGAGTCAACGGCGAAATGAATAATCGTACCACAATGACCTATAATGAAGCCGGCGGGCCTGAGGAAGTTAACGGACGTCAAGCCAATCAAGATGTCATTGTTAATCTAGTTGCTGAAAGTGTTCTTAGGACTTATGGCTTAGATAAGAAGATGGTAGTCTATAGTCCAGAAATGAGACACTATCGAGCTTTTGTACTAATGAAGATTAGTCAAAAAGATATTCAAGAAATGGCAAGAACGTTTGACGAGAACAAACAAATTAAACTACAGAATCGAGTTGCAGGTAAAACTGTAGACGAGACTGCGGCTGAAGTTCTCGAACAATCGAGAAAATAATGAAAAATTTATTTCTCATTATTTGTTTGACTGCAGGCCTAAGTGCCTGCAGTTCGAATCCTCCTATTAAAACATCTGAACAGTTTTGTGATTTAAGATCTGAAACTGTTGTAGTTAAAGGAG